TGGATGATGTCAGCCACCTGTTGATTAGGCGGTGAAGTCGAACTTACCGAAGGCCAGCGGGTTGTACACGCAGAGGCCGGCGACGGCTTCGACGAGACGCGCTTCGCCACCACCGGCGTTCGGGAGCTCAGTGACCTCAGCGACGTTGCCGCCGTAGCGCACTTCGAGCATGTCGAACGGGATGATGTAGCCCGAGAAGTTGTTCTTCAGGAACAGGCTCGGGTGCAGGCGGATCTGGCCGAAGTCGCCCTCGAACACGTCCACGGTGCTGATGTAGGACGGCTCCGAGGAGTCGCGGGTCAGCGTGCGGATGGTGTTGTACTGGTTCGTTCCGGAGGCGGTGGTCGTGAACACGAGGTTCGTGAACGCGCGCTTCAGGGTCGGACCGACGATGGCGTCGTAGTTCTTGTACTGGCCGGTCTGGTTGTAGATACCCGTGAGGATATCCTGGACGACGGACTCCGTGAGGGACGCCGTGCCGACGGTGCTGATCTGCGCGGCGGCAGGGCAGAACGAGGAGGCGGCGGCGGGGAGGTCCACGGTGTCGATGTTCGCGGCGGTGACGATCCACTTGTCGAGACCACGGGTGCGGTAGCCGACGGTGCCGTTGTCCACCTGGGCGCCCTGATTGGCGCACATCGCGGTTTCCATCTCGCGCTTGATGAGCGTGATGGCCTTGGAGACGTTGTTCGAGAGTTCGTCGCGGACGCCGGCGACGTTAGTCACCGAGGACTGCGTGAGCTTCGAGACGCGGACGGCCTTGCGGAAGATCTGGACGCGGTTCGAGAGTTCGACGCGGTACTGGGTGGCGCCATCGACGGTGTAGTTGTCGTAGGTCGAGACGTCAGTGCCATCGACGATCGGCGTGGGGGCCGCTGTCGAGGGGAGACGGTCGGCCTGCCAGCGGAACAGGGTGTTGCCCGGTTCAGCGCCCTTCTTCGCCATGGAGGTGAAGGGGGTGTCCTTGGCGTCGACCAGGGAGATGAGGTTAGCCAGGTCTTCGCGCTTACCGGCGTTGACGAGGGAGCGTTCTGTGAGGAGAGCCATGATGATATATGGATTTCAGGGGTTTAAATGAAGTTCTTGGAGAGTAGAACTCTGGCGAGGTCTTCAGCGTTGGTCGTTTTGCGGAAACGTTCCACGGCGGTCTTGGCCTGTACTTCTGCGGGCTTCGCTCGCGCGGGGGTTACGGTCGGACGGACGGGTTGTACGGGTGCTTTGGTCTGAACCTTCTGCGGAGCCTGGGCGACCTGACCCTCGCGGGCCATGTATCCTCGGACATAATCACCAATGAACATCTTAGCGTCAGGGAACGTAGCGAGCTTAGGGAAAACTCGCAGGACACTCTGAGCGACCTGATACTCCTTGCTTTCCGGCTTGTTCCACCAAGGATAGTGCTTGGTGGCGATCGGCTCAATCTGCTCACGGGCGGCGATCTTGTTCAGCTGCGCGGGCAACTGTTCTTCGATGGCCTTGGTGGCGTTGACCAACATCCGGGTGACATCCTCCTGGGCGTATTCCTTGTCACCAAGGACAAAGCCGTAGGGGTTCTCCATGCACTTGTACTTCAACCAGCGGGCGTTTTCCAACTCCTTTGCGACCTGTTCCTTAGTCTGGAGCGACTCGAACGGGCTAGATGCGTCATTGACGCTGATTGCCGTCGGGTCGGACTGAGGTGCCGATTGGAGCTGCTGCTTCAGGGCTTCCATCTCCTCGCGGAGCTTGGTGACTTCCTCCTCGGCCTGCTTTCGCTTGGCCGTGAGCTTGTCGATGCGCTTCTGCACGCCTTTGGGAAGATCGCTGTCTTCCTCGTCGTCTTGCGTATGCTGTGAAGGAACTTCGTCGATACCATCCTCAGCCTGGGGGACTTCCGGTTCGGCTTCGGCATCCTGCATAGATGCTTCTCCGTCCGTAGCGTCCTTGACTTCCGTCTGGGTTTCTCCTTCTGTTGCGGCCTCGGGATCTGCCGCCTGTTCAGCGTCAGCGAACAGGGTGCTGCGGAGGATATCCGCGAGCTTATCTTGGTTTAACGCCCCTGACTGGGCATTGGACTGTACCTCGGTGTTATTTTGGGCCGTTCCGATATCGGCGCTTTCGTTGTTATCCATATCAGAGAGTTTTACGTCCGCTCAGAGGACGTTATGGGCATTAACGCCCTAAAATACCGTAAGTCAAAGGGGGTCAGACCCGCGTGTAAGGTTTGGCAAGATTACGCACCATTCTTACCCCCGAAACGCTGCCGGAGGGCTTCCGCCTGCTCCGATAGCAACAAATCCTTGAAATCCTTGACGGCTTCCGCCCGTCCGCACGCATGCACGCGCTTCTCGCCCTCGATGCTGTAAGAGATAGCCCGATCGACCTCAGCGGCGATGCTGGCGTCCAGATATGCCATAATAGCGTCAAATACCTCGTTTTTCTCGAAAGCGAGGGTTTTCCTGACCTCGTTCGTGTCAGGCGCCATATCCGGGCTGCTGGCCTTCCTGAGCCATCTTGTCGGACACCGGGGTTACGCCTAGGCGTCCGATGGTCTTGTTCTGCTGCTGCTGGACGCTCATCTGGAGGTTCTGGACGTAGTTCTGGAGCAAAGCCTGGAACTGCTGATCGCCCTGAGCCTGCTGCTGAGCCTTCGGGTTCTTCTGGATGATATCCTGAAGATACTGCAACTTCGTAGGGGCGGTCGGGTCGTTTTCGACGTACTGGACCTCCATCCCGGCCATCATCTTCGCGATATCCGTCTGGACGTCGTTGTAGAGCTTCTGGGAGGCGGTCTTCTGGTCGAGGAGCAAGTCCTTCGCCGATTCCGGGCTGATAGCCTCGACGAAACGCGCGGTGAGCTTGTTGCGGTCGATGACGCCGCCGGCATCCATCGGGATGACGAACGAGGCGATGGCCTTGAGCTTCTCCATGACGTAATCGGTGTCGAGCTCGCGCACGTTGTACGAGACGCCGATGTCATACATCTGGGAGACTTCATCAGGCGTCATGACGATAGGCATGCCGACGACGCGCTCGATTTCCGACCCATCGAGGTACTGGACGGACAGGCTGACCATCTGCTTGAGCACCCGGCTCCAGGCCGTGAGCCAGTTGTTCACGATGAACTGCTGCGTCATCTGCGTCTTCTGCGGAGGGACGGCAGGGTGGAATAATCCGAAATAGGCCGCGTTCTGGGCTTCCACGCGATCAATTAGGTTGAAGGCGAGTGCGGGATTGCCCGAGGGCGGCGAAAGGAACGTGTAGTCGTCAGGGGTGCTGACGGGGAGCAACGAACCGGGGGCGATCTGGTTCTGGGTGCCTAGGCGCTTCTTGACCTTGATGGGGGGAAGCGTCTCGAACGCCGTGCGGTCACGCAGGCTGTCCTTCTGAGCCTTGATTTCCTCCTGGTCCGTGAAGGCGATCTCAGGGATGCCACGGGACTCGACGACGGCGCGCTTCAGGCGCTCGCGGCGGAGTTCCACGAACGGATACTCCCCGTGCGCGTAGTCGAGCTTCGAGTGCTTCGCGTACGTCTCGACCTGGCTCGTATTAGGGCAGAACACCGTGTAGTACACGCACGGCACGCCGTTCGCGTCGATCTGTCGGCTGTAAGCGTACACGATCTCGACGAGGTTATCCGCGCGGTGCAGGGCGTTCGTCACGTTCGACGTGACCGGGATGAGGTTAGGGTCGGTGAGGTAAGCGGACTTGCCTGCGGTGTTCGCGGCTTCCTCGACGAAGGCTTCGTCCCATCCGTCGGTCTTAATCATCTCCCGGAGCTCGACCTCCGACATGAAAGTACGCTTGAAGATGACGCGGGCGTCCTGGAGGTCCAGCGTCTCAGGCGGGAAGCTGATTTCCTCGTAAGGCTTCAGCGCGGCGCACACCGGGAGGTTGATGCGGTTGTAAGCCTGCTCGTAGATCGCGACGCCGGCGTTCAGCAGGTCCGTGGCGATGCGCTTGGCTTCTTCCGACGAGCAGCCGAGGCCGTTGGCGAGCAGATCAGCGGTGATGTCCGACGCGCCCGTGGATTGCAGCTGGCGCAGGGCTTCGGCGAGGGTGCCATCAGTCGCGGCGCGGGTTTCGAGGTCAGCGAGGGTCGTCGTCACGGAACGCGAGCCGAGGCGACGCTCCCAGCCGACGTGCATGGCCGCCCAGCCGTAATTCAGGGAGTATTGCGCCCAGAGTTCAGCCTCGCGCTCCAAATCAGGCCGGAGTTTGTTCTCGACGATCCACCGGGCGAGCGTCTGGACGGCGGAGGCCGTCGAAGCGTCGTTGTACTCAGTCCCGGTCACGCGGATGCGCGCGAGCTGCCAGGAGTTCAGCAAGAGCATCACTAATTCGTTGATGATCGAGTCAACGAGGCGCACGCGGACGTCAGAAGCGCCCTCGAACGGGAAAGCACCCTCGCCGTCGCGCTGGTTCCGGCTGTACTTCTTGCCGTCGTCCGACTGGCCTTCCCAGCGGGCGAGGCGGATGTCGTCGTTGCTGTTGATGCGGCTGATGTTCCCGCCGTTCGTCAGGGAACGGTCGAACTCGCTCTGAAGTTCTTGGATATCAGGCGTGTCGCTCGCGAAAACGAGCTTATCCTGACGGTTGTACTTGCTTTGCATTGATTGTGTTAAGGTATTGGGATTTGGCCTCGATGTATTGGATCAAGGACTGCTTATGGAAGCGGTATTGACCGCCGATCGTCTTGAAACACCGAACCAGCCCCTTTTTTCGCAGGATATCCAATTCTCGCACGTCTATACCCGTCATTTCCTCGGCCAGCGAGCGAGAGAGCACGATTGGATAGTCTTTTGGGTCTTTTGGCATAAATTAATACGAACCACCACGGGTCGCCTTCCAAGTTTCCTCGTTTTCCTGCTCCGGGTGCATGACGGCGAGGTATCTCAGGCAGTCGATAGGGTCTTTCGCGGCTCCCTTCTCACCGTCCGCCCCAGTCCACTCCCTCAGAGAGTAGATAAGGTTCTCGCAGTCCTCAGAAATGAACAGTTTCGGCTGATTAAGCGCAGAGACAGGCTGGTTCTGGTCATAAGACAGCGCGTCATTGATGATAGTGATGCCTTCCTCGATCTTGATGCCAGCCGCCGGCGTGAAATACATCGGGTCGGGGTCTGTTTCGAGTAATTCGATTAACGACGTCCCGCCCTCCTTGCCAGCCGCCTGGGTTGCCCCAGCTCTCGGGTCGATATAGCGCTCCGAAATCGGCATGTCGCCCTCAATCTCCCGAATGAGCTCCTTGTATTCATTGATCCCGCGTCCAGCCCCCGCCCTTTGCGCAGCCCCGGCCTTGCCGTCGAGCTTAGAGTCAGGAAGCGCCCACTCGCCGTACGTCTTGTCCGGCCATTCCTTGAAAATATACCACCGGGTGTCCTCTCCTGACCCCACGGCTCGCAGCCAGAGCATGAACCAGTTCCGGGCACCCGCAGGGTCGATGACCATGTAGTTCGTGCCCTCCTTCGGGATGTCAGCCGCCTTCAGGATGTTCGCGTCCCCGAACCTCGGGAATTGCGCCCCAGCCAGTCCGTCCGCCCAGCCGTAAGCTCGGATCTTGCGCTCGTAAGCCGTTTTTCCCTCCAGCGTCTTCCGGAGCTCATCGAAAGGGTTGTACGGGTTGAACTGCGAGTGAAACCAGACCACCCCTGCGTCCTTACCGCGAGATTTCGCCCGATACGGCATATGCCCGACGGGCACGCCAGGGACGTGCTGGTGCTTAGGGTCCAGAATAGGCGCCGGCTTGGTCTCCAGATACCGGCAACCAGAGACGTACTCCTTGACGACGTTAGAATACCCCTGAACCGGGGTGAAAGTTACGATGAGTTTACCCCTTCGCGTGACCACTCGGTACCGCAGCGTCTCCACCCAGTCCAACGGGACTAACTCGTCGCACCAGATGATGTCGCACTCGCCGCCCTCGATCACCCGGCGCTCCTGCGCGTAATTCATGAAGTGGCACTGACTCCCGTTCGGGAAGATGAACGTCCCGTCGGAGAACCCGTTTTTCTGCGTGTACTGAACATTCGTCACGCGGCCCTTCTTCAATCCCTTGAACTCAGGCGGCAGGTACTTCCAGATGACGTTCTGTTGCATCTGGATCGACGACTGGCTCGTCGTGTGCAGGCACCACACGCGCGCGTTCGGGATGTTCACCATCGCCGCTACCACCCTCTTAGCCGCCCACTCGGTCTTGCCGGCTCGATTACCCCCTAGCACGCACACCTCCTGGTACTGCTGCAAGAAATCATCCGCCGCCTTCCAGTGAAAAGGCTCGTAGCCGTGCCGATACGGGTCTTGCTTCTCGGCGAGGATCTTCTCCTCGCGCAGCCGGAGCACGCGCGCCAGTTCCTCCGCCCCCAGCCTCTCCCGCAGAACCTTCAGCTCCTCGGTCGTAGGGAGCTTGATGACTGGGTGCGGGGTGAGGTTCACCAGGCTTTGCAGCTCCAGTACCTAGCCTTCGTCTTCGGCCCCGGCGACGCGCACTTATGCCGCGCCCGGAAGGACTTCCGCCTAGCCGGGTTGCTTTTCTTGATCGTCATGTTCGGGTCGCCGAAACGCACGATCTTCGTCTTGCTGCCGTCCTTGACGTACACGGCGGACTTCTTCGGCCCACCCGGCGTCCGGAACGGCTTGTTCAGACTGACCTTCCTGCCCTTGTAGTCAGCCATGGCTCAGCGGCCCTTGTAGCCGACGCCCTTCTTCTTGCCCTTCTTCCCGTGCATCAGGGCTTCCATCTTCGCGTAGTCGCCTTTCATCAGACCTTTGTCCTCTCGGGCCTCATGCTTCTTAGACTCGCGCGCTTCGTGCTTCTTGTTGTTCTTCATGTTGATTGCGATGATAAGTAACGCTTATGGCAAAGATAAGTCAAGTTAATCCTACTCATCCTCCGCCCCCTGCGCAAGCCCCAGGATCCCCACCCGCAAGACCTTCCCCATCACGTCCTCGAAGTCCGTCCCGCCGAACACAACGACCTTCCAGCGGCCATCCTTCCCCTGGACGATGAAAGCACCTTGCTCCACATAACCCGGCGCCCTCTCCGAGAACTCAGCCAGAAAGCCCTGCATCTGCTCATCGACGCTCTCCTCGCTTAAACTGAACGAACCAGCCTTGCGCCCCTTGAACAGATCGTCCGTCCGGAACACCGCGACGTCTAACGCATCCGTCTTCCGACGCCTCGCCTTAGCCTTCGGCTTCACCAGCTTACCCTTGGCCTTCTTCTTCTTCATCACCACTTCCCTCCGAACCTCGGGTGACGCTTAGCCACCCACCTCCCGGCGTCCTTCCGCAGCGGCACCTTCATGCCCACCACGAACTTGCTGCTGTCCTTCACCAGCACCTTCGCGTCCTCCTTACCCACCCGGCACAGGATAATCCTCGGGTTCCGCACCCGCCCAGTCACCACGCCCTCCCACTCCTGCGCCTGCACGCTGATCTGCTCCTCGACCTCCTTGACCTCCTCGTCCGCCAGGTTGAACCTCGCCTTCACCTTCATCATCCCGATCGGCGTCCACAAGACCTTCCAGGTTCTCTTCACCCTCCGGCTCGGCTCGTACACCCAGTCCAAGCCCTCGAAGCACTCCTTGCGGAACGCCACGAGCTCCTTGCGGCTGATACCCAACGCATCAGGTAAGCTGCTCTCGCTGATACACTCTTCGCGGTTCATCCCTTAACCCTACACCTTCCCTTAACCATCTCAACTATAAGTGTGCGTTCACTGCGTTCACTGTTCGTCACCCCCTGGGCTTCTCCGGCCTCACGGCCTCTGAACCCCATCCCCCGAGCAGGGGGACTGAGGGGGGTGTGGGGGAGAGTCAAGAGAGGG